CTCGTATACCCAGCCCGTGTCGTAATCCTCAGGTGTGTCACCCGCCTCTACATACACCCGCTCGCCGCGAGCTTCGGCTGAACGAATCATCTCACGGAGGGCCTGCTCTGTGATTTTGCTCATCTCATTCTCCTTTCACTGCTGCCGGCCGCCAATCGGCCGTCCATGTGCGTACTGTAGGGCATGTTGCCCGAGATGTCAACGCCCCAAACCGACCGTTCGTCGGCTGATAGAAAGGATCTGAGCGGTGGCAGATGACCGGATCGAGTCCTACCTAGGCGACTGGGCTAGATGGCACCGCGCCAGCATCGCCGAGCGCCGAAAGCTCTGGCACGCGCCGGCGGTGCCGTGGGCTCGGGACGCCTCGAGCAACTACATGACCGCCGAGGATGACAGTGAGGCGCTGGACGATGTACGCCACGGCGACCAGATGCGCAGGGTAGATGCTGCCGTCGACGATCTGGACTACCCGTATCGCTGCGCTGTCTACCAGGCGTGCGGGCTCGGATCGTTGGCGCTGGCCAAGTGGCCCGAGGATGTGCTGCCGATCGTCTACAGGACCGCACTGGTCAGGCTGCAACCGCTGATGGAAAAGCGCGGGCTGATTGTGTAAGCGGCCTAATTTAGAACGAATTACGGCATATTATGGACAGCGAATCCATCTTATGCTTGCTGCCCGTGTGGACCTCGCGCGCCCGTACGAAACGCAACTGCGGGCGGCTGACATGCCCGACGATTCGCTGCCATTAGGCGCATCCGCATCCCTGCCCAGGAGCAGGGACGACCTCGCTGCCATCACGATCGAGCAGAACGGCCAAATAGTCCGCCTGATGGGTGCTCTAGGCGATCTCGTTGATGCCGTCGAGGATGGAACCGAGACTGCTACAGCGATCAGCAGGGCCAGGAAAGTGCTGGGGCGAGATATCTAACGCGCCGCAGATAAGATGTACGGCGGATGTAGCAAATAAACAACAGGATCAATCGGGTAGGACCAAACAATGGCAGGCGCTCCAGTCGGCAACAACAATGCGGGCAAGCCCCGCTTGTGGACTGCTGCCATCAATCGCGCCCTAGACCGTCGTGCCAGAAAGCGCGGGCTCAAAGATGCGATGGAGGCTCTGGACGAGTTGGCCGAGCAATTCCTCGAAGCGGTTAGCCAAGGAGATGTCAGCGCCTATCGTGAGCTGGGCGATCGGTTGGAGGGGAAGGCTGCGCAATCTATGGCCGTGACGGGCGAGGACGGCGGGCCGGTGCGGCATACCATCGAAGTCGTGACGGTTGGAGCTACGAACAAGGCTTGAGCTGCCGGAAAAGCTCGCCTTTCTTCTTCAGCCGTCTAGATACAAGGTCGCCTACGGCGGCCGCGGGGGCGCCAAGTCTTGGGCATTCGCCAGGGCGCTCCTGCTCCAAGGCACACAGACGCCGATGCGGATTCTGTGTACCAGGGAGGTCCAGAAGTCCATCAAGGACTCAGTCCACAAGCTCCTGAGCGACCAGATTCAGGCGCTCGGACTCGGGTACTTTTACGAAGTCCTGCAGACCGAGATTCGGGGGCTGAACGGGACCGAGTTCATATTCGCCGGTCTGTCTGATCAGACGGCGGAATCGATCAAGTCGTATGAGGGCGTCGATCGCTGCTGGGTCGAAGAGGCGCAGGTTGTGTGCAAGCGGTCTTGGGAGATCCTGGCGCCGACCATCAGAAAGCCGGGCTCAGAGATTTGGGTGAGCTTCAACCCGAATCTGGACACAGACGAGACTTGGAAGCGGTTTGTCGTTGCTCCGCCGGATGGGGCTGTTGTGGTCAAGGTGGGATGGCAAGACAATCCTTGGCTGACGGAAGAGCTAGAAGCCGAGCGGCAGCACTGCCTAAGAGCCAATCCGGACGATTACGACAATATCTGGGAAGGTCGGCCTAGGGCTGCGGTTCCGGGGGCCATTTACGCCAAGGAAATCACCAAGGCGCAGGAAGATGGCCGAGTCCTGAACCTGCCCTATGACCCGTTGTTGAAGGTCCATGTCGTCTGTGACTTGGGCTTCAACGATGCGATGGCGATCATCCTAGTACAGAAGAACGTTTCGGAACTGAGGCTGATTGACTACATCGAAGACAGCCATCGGACGCTGGACGACTACTCGGCCGAACTCAAAGAAAAGCGGCTGAACTTCGGCCGCATGTTCCTCCCGCACGACGCAGAGCATAAGTTGCTCGCCGCAGGCGGGCAGTCGGTGGCGCACATCATGCGCCGGCTTGGTTGGGACGTTCACATCGTCCCCAATCAGGACCGTGAATCAGGTATCAAGGTTGCTCGGATGATCTTCGGGCGCTGCTACTTCGACCACAAAAAAGCCGCTCGGCTGGTCGAATGCCTAAAGCGGTATCGCCGGAATATCCCGACGACAACGAACGAGCCGTCAACACCGGTGCACGACGAATTCAGTCATGGGGCGGACGCCTTCCGGTACATGGCGCTCGTTGTGGATCAGATGAACAACGAGAACAGAAAGCTGGAGCCAATCAAATACAAGCCGATGGGCATCGTGTGATCGAACTGCAAGACCTCATCGACCGTTACTACCACGTCCGTTATGACCAGATCTGGTCGCGCGAGGACATGACGGACGAGCAGAAGCTTGATGCTGACATCAAAGCTTGGCGGAAGGCGGCCGATCGGATCTATCGAGAGACCGGATACCGGATATGAACCTCATTCCCAAGCTCGACCGCATTGCTGAACTACTGCAAAGGCTGATCGAGCTACTCGAACATTGGGAACCGAAGGCAGAACCGAAGGCAGAACCGAAGGCAGGAAGGCCGAAGAAGGGCTAGATAGATGGCGATCGACAAGGACAAGCTGATTGCTGCGATCGAGCAGAAGGCGGAGACCGCCTACGGCTCGGACACCGACAGCCAGCTCGCCCGCCATCGTGCCACGTTGATCGAGGCGTATCTTGGGCTGAACACCAATCCGGCCCCGGAAGGTCGGTCTCAGGTAGTGGATCGCTCGGTCTTTGAGACGATCCACACCATGCTTCCGAGCTTGGTCAGGATCTTCGCCAGCTCATCGGATGAGGTGGTCAAGTTCGTGCCGGTCGGTCCGGAGGACGAGCCGGCGGCGGAACAGACCACGGCCTACGTCAACCACGTGGTAACGCAGAAGAATCCGTGGGAGCAGATCTGCGCCGACTGGATTCACGATGCAATGCTGCTCGGCAACGGCTATTGCCTCGCCTATTGGGACGAAAGCGAGGAAATCGAGCGCGAGAAGTATGAGGGGCAGAGCGACGAGCAGATCGCCGCCCTGTTGGCCGATGGAGAGGTGGCCGTTGTCGGGCACGAGATGTCAGACGAAGTCGATCCTATGACCGGAATGCCGTTGCATACGGTCGAGATCGAGCGCAAGAAGAATGCGGGCCGGGTCAAGATCTGTGTCCTTCCGCCCGAGCATTGCCGGGTCGATTCGGACACGCCTGATTGGTCGCTCGAACGATGCGATTTCTTCGAGTACAGAGAACTCAAGAGCATTGCCGATCTGCGGGCGATGGGCTTGGACGTTCCCGATGACATCTCGGACATCGAAGACCTGAACGTCACGCCCGAGGACAACGTTCGGGATCGCTTCTCCGAGCAGTTCAACTTTGATGCCGGCGATGACCCCGGGATCATGCGCAAGGTCGTTGCCCGCATGATCTGGATTCGGGCAGCTATCGAGAAAGACAACGAGGCGCGGCTGTATTACGCCATCGTTGTGGGAAGGACGCCGCTGTATTGCGAGCCATGCACTCGTATTCCAGTGGCGTCGATGAGTCCGATCCCTCTGCCGCATCGCCATCCCGGCCTGTCGGTGGCCGAGATCACACGAGACCTACAGGACATCAAGACCGCCATTAAGCGCGGCGGTCTGGACAACCTGTACCTCGCCAACAACGGCCGGCACGCGATATCCGATAAGGTCAATATTGACGACTTTCTCGACTCGCGTCCTGGTGGCGTGATCCGCTTGATGGACGGGGCCATGCCGGGCGATGGGCATATCTTCCCGATTACCCATCCTTTTGCCTTCGACGGGATCATCGGCGCACTCGAATACTTCGACCAGGACCGGCAAAACAGGTCGGGCGCCAATCGATACTTCGCCGGGACCGATGCCGGCGCGCTGAACAAGACGGCCTCAGGTGTTGCCCAACTCACCAATCAAGCGGCGCAGCGGGTCGAGCACTACGCTCGAATGTTTGCGCCCGCGGTGGAATACCTGTTCTCCGTCGTGCTTGAGCTGATCCAGAAGCACGCGAACAAGCCGGCCATCTTGAAGCTCAGAGGGCAATGGGTCGCGTTCGATCCAAAGGCTTGGATGACCAAGCGCGACGTTCGCATTTCGGTCGGGGTGGGGGCGGGCAACAAGGATTCAATGCTGGCCCAGCTATCGATGACGCTGCAGGAGCAGATGGTGCTGTCTCAGGTCGGCCTTGCCAAGCCGGAGAACTTATACGAGACAGTGATTGAGAAGATGAAGCTGCAAGGCTTCGCCAATCCGCAGAAGTTCTACACCGATCCTAGGCAAAGCCCGCCGCCTCCTCCGCCGATTCCGCCGGAACTGGCGCAGAAGATGCAGGAGCAGCTTGCCAAGCTCGCCGAGGAAAACGCCAAGCTTCGTATCGGCATGGAAGAGAAGGATCTGAAGCTCGCCGAGAAGGATCTGGAACTGAAGGTCAATCAGGTCGGCGTCGAACTGGAGCGCAAATCGCTCGACGTGGCCAAGCAAGAGGTCGGACTGACGAAGCAAGGCGTTGACATGGCCGCCAAGCAATTCGACGGCGAGGCGCAGCGTAAAGCCGAGGAAGAGCAGGCTATGAAGGAAGAACTCGCTCAGTTGATCGCCGCCATCGTCCAGTCGCAGCAGATGCAGGCGCAGCAGATGGCGCAGGTTGTTGAATCGCTTAACGGCGCTGCGCAGGCAATGGTGCAGGTTGCACAAGCAACGATGGCGCCCAAGGAGCGGATGGTTATGCGCGGGCCGGACGGGAAAGTGACCGGGCTGCGCGAGATGACGATGCAATAAAAGCGGCCAAGTCAGATGACCGCCGACTTCTTCCAATGTCCCTCCGCCGGCTGGTTCCTTCAATGGGCCGTCGAGAACGAATCGAGGGCGCACCCGAAATCGGCCATCAGCGTGCGTTCGCCGCGACATGGCTATCTGTGCGGCTACGTGCCGAACGACTGGGATGGAACATCAATCACGCTGGTCGCAGATGACCGCAGGCTGTGAGCCCCTCTAGGAGACAATCTTGAGCGCAACCAACGCATTCGAAAACGGCCTTCTCTCGCTGATCTTCGAGAACGCCAATCTGGCGAACGTGGGCGACGCGACGGGCCTGCGCGGATCGACGACGGCCGGCGTGTTCTATATCTCACTGCACACGGCCGATCCTGGCGAGACCGGCAGCCAAACCACGAACGAGACCGCTTACACAAACTACGCGCGCGTCTCTGTGGCGCGAAGTACAGCCGGCTGGACTGTAACGAATGGCGTGGCCGACAACGATTCGGCGATCCAGTTTGCTCAATGTGGGACAACTGGCGCGACGATCACAAATTTCGGCGTTGGGTCTGATTCTTCGGCGGCCGGCAACCTGTTCCTCAAAGGCGCGCTGTCCTCGTCGCTCGCTGTCTCCAACGGCATCACGCCGCAATTCGCCGCTGGCGCCCTCGATATCACTTTGGATTAGGTGCGCACATGAAAGTCGAACTCATCAAGGACATCACGAACGAAAAGGGTCAAATCCGCGAGACCGTGCGCAAGAACAGGAACCTGCGCATTGTCTGGCAGAAGGGCGCGATCCTCGATATGAGTGAGGCGAGCGCCGCCAAGTGGATCAAGGCCGGATATGCGAGGCCCGTCGATGCTGGTCAATCCAAGTAGCTCGCCGTCGCGCCTGCTGCAGCAGATGCGCGTCGAGGTCGCCGCCGAGGGCGAGCAGGTGGCCCTCACTATCGGCAACTCGACGCTGCGCATGAGCTACGAAGCCGCCTTGCAGTTGTCGCAATGGCTGCGCGTGCGCGGCAAAGAGGCCAAGCGCAATGCCGGCGACGTGTCGCGGCATTGGTCGGCGTTGGCGGTGCTGGAAGGAATTCGCTGATGGCGCTCCTGTCGATTGCTGACCGAGCCGAGATTGTGGCCGACATCATGCGGACCGCAGAGTGCCCAGGCGCCGTCACTAAGTCCGATCTGCGCGCCGCGATCGACGCGATTGATGCTTGGGTCGATGGGAACGCGGCTCCATTCAATTCCTCAATCCCGCTTCCAGCCCGAACGGCGTTGACTGCAAGACAGAAAGCGGCCCTGCTGACGTGGGTTGTCGGGCGTCGCTTTGAGGCGACCTGATGGCAACCCGCGCAATCCTGACGCCGCTGTCGGCCGAGTTCCCGAGCACGAACTTCCCGCAGTTGCTCACCGTCAATGCGCGGCCGGTGCTCGGCTTTGACGCCACAACGCAGGAATCCTGCCAGTGGACGTTTCTGGCGCCTCAGGGCTTGACCGGCACGTTGACTGCGGTCGTTAGCTACATGATGGCCTCGGCGACGACTGGCGGCATCCGGTTTGATGGGCTGGTCGAGGCAGTGACGAGCGGAGATGCGACGGACCTTGACGCGGGCGATTCGTTCGACACGGCTAACGGCGCATCGGATACGGGCGTTCCTGGGACTGCTGGCTACATGGAGCAGCTTTCGATCACGCTGACCAATGCGGACTCGATTGCGGCCGGCGACTTGGTGCGCCTGCGTATCCGCCGCGATCCGGCCCATGCCGACGACACCGCAACGGGTGACTGCTACGTCCTAGCTGTCGAGTTCCGCGACGGAGCGTAACCGTGGCCGTCCGTTTCGACGGCACATCTGGCGAGGATTTTCGCCGGACAGCGAATCTGCCAGCATTTTCTGCCTTCACGGCATGCGGCTGGGCCAGGCTGTCCGTCGACACGAACTTCTATTCGACGATCTGGGCGCTGCAAAGCGCCGGCGACTACGTCATCCTCGCGACTAACTCGGATGGCACGTCGCTGACGCTGTTCGACACAGGCGGTTCCACCGCCACGATCGCCACGCTGACAGTGGGTCAGTGGTTTTTCTGGGCAGTAGTCGGAAGTAGTGCAACCAACAGAGTGGCCTACTACGCGCTGCCAGGGGCCACGTCGCTTACGGCGTCCGGGACGCTGAGCACGAACCTATCGTCAACGCCGAACCGCATGTCGTTGGGCGACGACTCTTTTGGTGAGCCGTGGAACGGCGGCATTGAGCGGGTCAGGGTATGGGATGCCGCCCTGAGCACGGCCGAGCTGTTGCAGGAAATGAATCGTACTGCTCCGGCGCGGTACTCGAACCTGAACATCTTCTCGCCGATGATCGCGTCCACCGTGGCGCTGTCGGCGACAGACTACTCCGGCAACGGCCGCAACTGGACGGCCAACGGAACGCTGGCGGTCGAGCACGGCGCTCCGGTGTCGTGGGGCGCGCGACCGATCATCGTGCCGTTTGCTGCCGGCGCGCCAAGCGGCGACATGACGGCAACAGCATCGCTGTCTTTCGCGCCGTCTGCGGCGTTGACGGGTACCGGTGCGTTGGCCGGATCGGCAGCGCTGACCTTTTCTCCGGCGGGCGCGCTGACAGGCACCGGAGCCATTGCCGGCTCGTCGGCGATAACGTTCGCGCCGAGCGCGACGGCGCAAGCGATTGCTGCTGCAAGCGGCGCTGCTGCGATGTCTTTCTCGCCGACCGGCGCAATGGTCGGCGACGGCGCGCTGGCCGGCACGAGTGCGCTGTCCTTCGCGCCGAGTGGTGCGCTGACGGGCATCGGCGACATAGCCGCGCAGTCGCAACTAGTTTTCACGCCGAGCGGGACGCTGACGGCTGCCAACCAGGGCGACATCAGCGGCGCGGCGTCGATGGCGTTTGCCGCGACGGGCGTGCTGACGGGCGAAGGAGCGTTGTCTGCGAATGCGCAGATGACGTTCACGGCATCTGCTACGGCCGAACAACCTGCTGATACATCCGCCAAACAGAAAGGCGCCGGCAAGAGCAAGGCGAAGCGGAAGAAATACATCGTCGAGATCGACGGCGAAGATTTCCGCGTCGAATCTCCGACAGAGGCTCAAAGACTGCTCGATCGTGCCAGGGAAGTCGCTGAGGAAGCGGTTGAGCTGGTCAAGGAAGTCCCGAAGAAGGCAAGGCCGAACCTCAAATCGCCGCGCATTCGCGTCCGCGGCGAGGGCGAGGATCTGCAGGCGATCGTTTCCATCGTTGCGAAGACGAGGGACGACATTCGCAGGCTGTATCGGGACGCCAGTAGGACGGCGGAGATTGCCGCTTTGCTCAGGAAACAGCTTGAAGACGACGAAGAGGACGCGATCACCGTTCTGCTGATGTAAATGACGCCCATCGAACGCGCTGCACATGCCAAAGAGGCCCTGGCGAACCCGGTCCTGAAAGAAGCATTTGAGCAGGTCAGGACGGGAATCATCGCCAAAATCGAAACATGCGGGTTTTCGGACGTTGAAACGCAGCATGAATGCACGCTGATGCTTCAGCTTCTCAAGCAGGTCAAGGGAAGACTGGAACGCCACATCGAAGATGCCAAAGTCGAGCAAAAGAAACAGGAACAGGAAGCTTGGATCGAGAAAGCTCGGCAGCGTTTGAACCGGATAGGTAGAGCCTGACGGCCTGGTCAGTCGTCAACTAGCTCTGTGCCCGCCTTGAGCGGGCTTTTTTTCGACCATAGGAAACGCAAATGGCTGAAAACACCGAACTACCGTCCGACGACGGCTCGGAAGCCGGTTTACTTGAGCGGCTTGGCAACGTACTTGTCTCCGACGCAGGTGCGCCCGGAGGTCAGGTTAAGAAATCGGCTGCTGAAGCAAGCGAAGACGACGAACCCACTGTCGAGCACGCCGAAACCGAGGAAAACGCCGAGGAACTAGCAGACGAATCCGCAACATCGGATGAATCTGCCTCCGAGGGCGAAGAACTGGTCGAGATCGAGACCGAAAGCGGCAAGAAATTCCGCGTGCCCCCGGAACTCAAGAATGAGTTCATGCACAAGGCGGACTACACGCGGAAAACGCAGGAGATCTCGGCGCTGCAACGGCAGACCCACGCGGTTTTGCAGCAGCAGCAGCTCGTGAGCCAGTTTCAGCAGGAAACGGCGGACGAACAGCGTCAACTGACTGGTGTACAGGCGGAGATCGACCGCTACAAGTCGATCGACTGGACGCAACTTGATACGGAGACGTACATCAAGGCGCGCGGCCAGCTCGACATGCTCCGAGACAAGGCGGGCGATCTCGAAAGGGCCATCCAAAAGAAGGCCGCACTGTTCGAGCAAAAGATGCAAGGCAACCGCGCGCAGGCGGCGGCGGCTGCTTACGAGTACATCGGGAAGCACGTCAAGGGCTTTGCGCCCGATTCGGCGATCGAGAAGGAACTGGCGAACTATGCTGCGAACAACGGCATCCCGGTCGAAGCCTTCGTCAATGTCGCCTTGGCGCTCCCGCAGGCGGCTGTAGCGATGTGGAAGGCGATGAAGTTCGACCAACTTCAGGCCAGCAAAGCGACGGCTGTCAAGAAAGTTCAGAAAGCCCCTCCGGTGCTCAAACCGGGGGCGGTGGCAAGCACAGGCTCGGCACAGCAGGTCAAGAGCAAGGAACTTCGCCAGGTATTGAGAAAGACCGGCGACGTTCGTGTGGCGGCCAAGCTGTTCGAGCAGTTCATGTGAGCTAGGTCTAGCTCCAGGAAGGAATAGGAAATGGCTGCTCCAGTCAATGCCAGCAAGTCGTACGACCTGTCTGGCGGCGCCCTGCGGGAGAACCTGCGGGACATGATCTACGACATCTCGCCGATGGAGACGATCTTTCTGACCCGCGCCGCTCGCGGCACGGCAGAAAGCACGACTCACGAA